TTGGCAAGACTTACCCATACACCATTGTAAAAACCACGACGCATACAATCAGTACCAAACAATTGAAGGACAAGACGCGGAGTAATTGTTTTGCCAGTTTCCTGTGTCCAGAATTCATCTGCTTGTTCTCGCCATTCTCTGCTTTCATTGGTTACGCCTTCTAGCATTTCTCGATCCCAGTCAAACATAACTGCGACAGCATCTTTGAGTTTATCAGCAAAACTTAATTTAACAAAGCCGTGTTCTTGCACAAGATAGTCTGCAACCGTTCCTTTACCACTGCTAATTAATCCGCATATACCGATAATCATCGAGATCTCCTTATGCTTTTAATTATAGCATGAGTCCGATACAGTGTCAAGTTAACGCTTTTTGATTTTGTTGAGCATTCTTACCAAACGGCTTGTTGGATTTACACGTTTGGTCTTTTTGGCTTTACGTGCTTGTTTAATCTTAGTTCTAGCACGAGTAACTTTCATACGAGCTCTTTGTGCAACATCGATAGGCTGACTGCAATCAATAACTGCAGGCACTACACGCCCTTTGCGAGCACCTGTAGTACAACGCCATTTCATAGTAGGCCCTTTTTTAGTTTTAGCCCATACTAGTTCGTGTTCATCTAGCTCATTTTCTTCTGGTAAGAAATCAAATGCTCTCATTAGCCTGTTACCCAAGTCAATGGCATTCCGCCGTCGATATAATCTTTAAGTTGCTGTTCTAGATCCAGCATTTCCTGTTGAGCTTCAGCAATAAGAGCTGGACCGTTTAGTGCGGTGCCGCCAGCTGGACCTGCAATACTAGCAAACTTGCTACGTGCTTCGCCTAGGATACGTTTAGCAAAACCATATGCATACTCTTGGATCCAAGGAAAAGCCATATGATCGTTTAGAATCATAATGTCTGGCTTATAGTTGTCAATTAATAGACCAACTACCTCTTCGCCTGCAGGAATCTTACGGGTAATGGTCAACTTCTTGGTAGCATTGTTCCAGTTGAACTGCATGTAACCACCAAACATGGTCATTGCTAGTTCTTGGTACTGTGAATATAGTTCAAAGCTCAATAGACCACCAACACGACCTGCAACCAGCATGTATGTGTTTAAGTAACCTGCTGAGAATGGTTCAAACTGTGTAGCTGTATTACCTGTGACACTGCCAATACCACGTCTATAGATCTGACGCACCTGCATAATCTCATTAGGTAAGATGTACTCGCTGGTCTCTGCTGTTAGTTTTAGAAACGCATAGCTTTGTTCAACACTGTTTGAGCTACGCTGTCTGTATTTTGTTATGGCTTGGTTAACTGAAAGATCATAATGCTCTTTGTCCAGTTCAACGTCTACCATTCCATCACCCAATCTTAGACGTATGTAGTCTTCGATCTCGTGCTTCTTAGCATTGGCTGTTGGTAGAGAACTACTATCAAATGCGATCTCTCCTGCTCCGGTATTTGTTACAGGATCATATAAAGAATCTGCAATCAGTGTACCGTCTGCATTAAGTCCAGTTTTTAATGTAGCCATATGTTATATCCTAGTTGCTTTACTATCTATTTATCAGGATTGTTGGCTTACTGAACTTTGAGTAGCATCGTCTCTGCGTTGATCCTTCCGTTAAGTTTGGTTTCTGTAGTGCGAATACTGTCCATAAACTTGCGTAGCTGAATTTTACCACTCTTGTTGAATGTAGACAGTTGCTCTGCAGGTTTACGTAGTGTCTTTTGCACACTCTCGTCCTCTTTGAAGCCCGTTATAGTTGTGCCTTTAACTGTCAGTCCAGTACCTGAACGATCCAATCCTTTAGGATCAACGTTTAGGGCTACATACTTGCCCAACTTGCGAGTCTTGGTATTGTAAACCCAAAGCTCGTTGGCTCCGACAATATCCGTTGGATTGACACTAACCAACTTGAGATCAGTATCTTCTTTCTTAAACTTGAGTTTCGCTACCATCTTGTCTTTGCTTGGGCTTTTTTTGATCCTTGCTTTACGTGTAGTCTTTTTGAGTTGAGCAAATGCATCACATTCTTGCAAAAGAACGTCCCACCAAGCAATATGACGTTTCCAGTCCGACGGCTTCATGTGTGCATAACCTTCTTTAGCTTGTTCGTCGCCTGCTTTTACTGCGGCTTGTTCTTCGGCTAGTTGCTGTTTGCGTAGAGTTGCAAACTCTACAACTTGACTAATACGTGCCTGAGGTAGCTTTTCAGCTTTGAACAGATTATATGCATCTGGTGCGGCTTTTTTGTCGTTTAAGATTACTGCATCATAACGACCTTCGAGCTCACCTAAGATCTCATCCACTTTTTCATCAAGACGATCTTGAATAGTAGGCTTGTATATCTGTTTGCTCAATTTAGCCTGACGTTCTTCTTCAGCTTCTTTAGCCGCAATCTGAGGCTCGCCAATACTAATCAGCTTTGCAATAGCTTCTCGAACATAATCACTAGCGGCGCTTGGAGTACCTGAGGTTCCGTCAAGGCTTTCCCAGTATGTGTTCCAAGCAGGATGTACATTGGGCATACCATTAGTTAAACAACGAGCAATGCTACACGCCACAGCAGGCACACCATGATTAGGAGCCGCTTTTGCCGCTTTGATATCACGAGCAGTATATTCGTTAGCCTTCATCCATTCCCACAGGTACGGGATCAGATCTGCTGGTTTGAACTCTTGGTAATAAAAGTCAATTGCACGTCGACGAAAACGGTGAAACTCTTCACCAGACCATTCTGCCGCACCTTCCCAAATTGGCTCAGCAAGTTTAGCTCCTCTTCGAATCTTAGGAGCAGAACGTTTTGTCTTGCGTTTCGGTGCTGTAATCGATTTTGTTTTTGCTTTTACTGCCATATCATCTCCTCAGATAGCAATATTTAATCATGTTACTATTATAGCATATTGGTAGTGTATGTCAACCGAAAAAATTTCTGGTGTAAAATCAATAACTTAGCAGGGCAAGACTTACGATAAATAACACTAAAGCGAGGAAAGTAGCACAATATGCCTAGATTAAGCCTGTGGAGAGATGGTGCTCACACCAATGATTATAAGTTCATGGACGGAAGAATCCGTGAAATGTTTACGGTCGGCGGAACTGGTGTACATCTACACAAGTACATTGGCACCAAAGACCAAGGCGACAAAGGTGATGCAACACAGCCACAATACCTAAACCAAAGCGAGCAAAACATTCAAGACTTGCTTTGGGTAGAAAACAGAGATCGCAAGTATGACGATTCAGTATACGAATTACGTGGACATTACACTCGCGGTGACAGCGATTTTGACCTAACACAGTTTGGTATCTTCCTAAGTGCTGGTACTATTATTATGACGTTCCATTTAAACGACATGGTAAAGACCTTAGGCAGACGTATTGTGTCTGGTGATGTTATTGAACTTCCTCACCTAAAAGATTTTCATAGCTTAGACGAAGATGTTCCTGCCGCACTAAAACGTTATTATGTTGCAGGGGATGCAAGTTTTGCCAGTGAAGGTTTTAGTCCAAGTTGGTGGCCTCATTTGTGGCGTGTTAAGTTTGAGCCACTTGTTGATGCACAAGAATACAAAGACATCATTAACAAGATTACTATCAGCGAAGATAGTAATACAACTATTGCACAGGTTCTAAGCACCTACGATAAAACTATTGCTATCAATGATGCTGTTATTGCTCAAGCAGAAGCAGAAGTTCCAAAGAGTGGGTATGATGTTGAACACTTGTTTGAACTTAAAGAGTTGGAAATACAACCAGAAGACAAACCAAGTGCAGACGATACACAATATTCAGCTGAAGATGAAACAATAACAGCGGCAGACAACACCGCACAAGAACAAAACGAAGATGTTAGACTGACTGGTTACTTAACTGGCGACATTTTTGGCAACAATATAGGCAGTGGTATTGCGTTCCCAAGCAGTCCAGCAGTCAATGACCTATTCCTAAGAATAGATTTCTTACCCAACAGATTGTTTAAATACGATGGAACAAGATGGGTTAAACAAGTGGACAAACAACGAACAGAGATTACACCTAATAGAGACGGTAATACTACACAACGTAGCAACTTCAGACGCGATGCTAGCACATACATTGATCCAGAGGACAATACCAACACACTAACTACAAGACAGAGTCTAAGCAAAGCATTTACTCCTAAGGCTGATAATAATGGCTGATACATTTCATCAAAACTTTTTCTATGACGGTCAAATCCGTAGATTTGTTCAACAATTCATTCGTATGGTCAGCAACTTTTATGTAGAGTTTGGCAGTGAAGATGCTGCCAGCCCTACAGCAATTCAACGTATTCCTGTTATGTACGGCGATCCTAGCAGACAAGCCGCACAAATTATTCGCAATAACAGTGAAAACAGTTTAGCATCTGTTCCGGCAATGAGTGCATACATTTTAGATTTACAATATGATCGTCGTCGTATGCAAGAACCTTATCACGTTAGCAAAATGAGTTTGCGTT